ATGGCATTAGTGCCGCATACTCAGACACGTTACTTTGTTGACCATTACAGCGTAGGACTACTACCCCAAGTTTCCCACTCTTAGTAGTTCTAGCTCTACTTTGGCGCAGCCATGCAAGTGGTGCGAATTTAGCGACAGCTTTTACTTCTATGTCAATTGGTAAATTGACTATATCGCCAGACGGGTCTGCACCTCTACCTACAGTAGCGTAAGGAAACCACTCCCTCAAATAGTTGCTTACTAAACGCTCTGTAGCTAATCCTCTATTGCGGCGGTGTTGGTTTGCCATTTACCGTTGCACATTTCACACAGCGTAGGTAAACACCATCTTCTGTTGCAGGTGTTATAGCTAGTGGTTCATTGCATAGGTCACAATAAATTGTGATTGGTTCTGGCGTTTCTGGTGACGTGTTAGCTGGCAATATCTCAGCTGTGCCATCAGGATGGAAGAAAACTAAGTTACCCATCACTTACCTTTCGGCTTCTGTGGTCTCCAGCTCCCATTAGGAGCTAGCTCATACCATATAGTGTCGCATAATCCAGCCCCATTTGGTTGGATATTAGCTGTGCATTTATAGCCTTTATATGGCTTGCCAGTCTTACTAGATGTGCCTTCTAGAAGCTTCATTTTGCCATGTCTACACTCAGGCTCAGCTTCTATTGCTTCTGCGCCTAGCTGTGAGTTAAGCAAATCAAGAGCCGCATCCATAGCTTGAGAAGCTGGTTCAACAGCCTTAATAGTCCAAGGGTCAGCTGGGTTTTCTACTTGGATTTTAGCTTCTTTCTTTGTAACTCTTTGAACCTTCTCCATTTCTTCCCGGCTTGGAGCGTTCTTCTCTGTCCCAATATCTGCGTTTTTACACGCAATTCCAATTGCGCTTGTCTCTCCATTTTCTAGCGCAAAGTCCCTGTTGACGCCGCGCTCTGAAACATCTTCCTTGGCGTGTCCAGTAGCAAAAGGCTTTTCATCAGTCCAAAGACGATACAAAGAAGCTTTGACAATGAAACGTGTATTGCTCCACTCTAAGATTTCTGTCTGAATAGAACCATCTGGGTACTTCTCCCAAAATAACTTGATGCGTTCTTTAACGGTTGTGTAATCCTCTAGATTAAACATTTGGCAACATTTCCTTTCCATAGACGTACTTCTCAAAGTCTTGAGCCTGTTCAGCGATTGTCCAGACTTCCCCATTTGTCCACTCAGATACTTCAACCGCACAGCTGCGGCAGTAGTTTCTGTTAATACCTTTAGACTTAGGGTTTTGGCTGATTACTGTATAAGAAGCATCCCTAGGGACTGTGCCTATTCCGTCAATCAACCGGCGTTCACTACCCCAGCGTAGCTTGCAGTAATCACACCACACACCATTAGCAGCTTTAGTAACTGTCAAGGTCTGCCCAATCAGTTGTAGCAATTTGTCCAGCGATTGCAACGTAGCTTGCACAGTCAAGGTAGCTGTCCTCATGCTGGTATGACTCTTGGATACGTGAGATTTTGACGAGAGCCATGCAGATTGCGACTTCATGGGGTTCAATACTTCGTTCAAGGTAAGCTGACCATAACTTACTGATGCGTAAGTGATTGAGAGCTGGTGTGCCGTATTTGAGCCCACGCTCCCTAATTGTTTCAGCGGCTTCTTTGAGTAGGTCATCAGCTCTCACTTCCCCACCTGCTCATAAAACTTTCTGACTGCTTTGCGTCCTTCTAATTTGCCGTCTTGACGTCCTAGTTGATAGCCCCAATTAAAGCTAGCTATCAAAGCTGCACATACACCAACTATTTGTAATATGTCGTAGCTGTTCATTTTGTAATCATCTCCCTTAGTTCTTTGTTCATTACTTGTGGTTCTACGTTATGTATTACTTCATAGGTTCTACCATTTTTGTGTACTGATGGGGCAGCTACAACAAAGCCTTTATGCTTTACGTCTACCCCATCCCCACACTTGCCCCGGTACAAAGCCCCTACTTCTGCCCGATAGTACAGATGTAAACCGTCACCTGTTGCAACTGTAAACGTGTCTAACATCCAATTTTCAAACTTACCGCCATTGCGATAGTCAATGTCCAAAACCACTAAACCTGACGCTTGGCAGTTGATACCTATGTTCATGTTGGGGTCTTTGTTGAACCAGTAGTCAAGAACCGTAGTGTCATTTGTTGCATCTAAATGACCGCGCTTAATTAAATCAAAATGCGGTTCTTTGTCATTTGGCATGACCGGCATGACCTGCCAGCCTTTGAGTATGTAGCTATGAGCTACAGCTTGCATGTCTGACTTGATGAGTGTAAGCATTTTCAGAGCTCCCGTTCTGATTGGTTAAGCTAAGTGAACCAGAACCAGAAACTATGTCAAGCCAATTTTGGTAACGTTTTGATAACGATTAAGACCCGTATCTCTTGCCGTAAATGGTGAAAGAGCCGTCCTTGTTCACAGGCACAGGGATAGCTGTTACGTTTTTTTGGTTGACTTCTATGATGCCAAAGCCCATTTGCCAATTAGCAGCCCCAGCCTTCAAATAGGACGCTTTGCGCTTGTCCATAAGATTACCTACTTCAAAGCCCCATATAGTCCTGTAATCGCCTCGTATGCCCTCTGAGTACGCTTGTAGACCCAGCCTGTGCGTATGCCCACACAAAACGGATTTGCCAAATTTTTTAGCTAAGCCAATTGCCGTACCGCCGGGGTTCTGATTGAGACTGCCTTCATCTCCATGAACCAAAACCCAATCCTTGAGAAACTCAAAAGGCTTTTTATGGAAGCGAATACCCATAGTGTCAAACTCCATAAACTTGGCATAGTCAAGCTCTGGTAATCCAATCAAGCTTGGAGCTCCTCTGAGCAAAGTATGGTAGAGCCTATCGGTATGGTTACTACGCGTAATATCCATAGGAATACCCCACGCACCGCCAAGCTCCCAAAGGATGTTTTGGCAGGTCTTGCGGTCTGCGTCTAGCTGACCTTCATACTCAAGGTGTGTCCCTTTGGCGTATTTTGATTGAGCCTGAAAATCTAGCTCGTCACCAACCACCAAAACGCGGTCAAACTTTTCACGTCTTACTAAAGCCATCAGAGATTTTACAGCTGCTTCTGAGTGATACGGGACTTGAAGGTCACTCACGCAAAGATAGCGTTGTTTCATTTGTACCCCTTTTGGCTTGCTAAATAAATTGAGCCGCCGGACGCTGTATCACAGCTCATAGCAATTTGGATTGCTTTTTCAATAGATTGTCTAGCTAGCCACTCAGAGCTTATGTCTGGTTCTAAAGCTTTAAGAGCTCCAAGAGCGAAGCCACCGCCTGAGCCTGAAACATAGTAAGGCTCTGTTGAACGCTCCCAGCTGTAATCCTCAAATATCGGATAGATAACACCATGGACAATTACAAGAAACTCTGAGTCATGTAAAGCTTCTGAGCTGTCTTGCTTCATGTCATAACCAGCTTCTAAAAAGGCTTTGCGCATGGCTGGTATAAAAGTTTTAGTCATGAATTTGTCTAAGTCACCACGCGGCTTTGGTGGCGTCCATCCATATTGAAGGATGTTACAGCCACGCACAGAACCAGCCCCGGCGATTAGGTAAGAGCCGTTTTGTACAATTTTTGGTGTAGCCATTTGTATGGGTCTGCCGCTGTCATCTGTTGACAAGCTATCAGAACCTATAACAGCCCAGCCGTTACCTTGGATTGCTGCAAGCGTAGTCATGCACTCTCCCTTTGTTAAAGACTATTGTTTCTCCAAAATTCTAAGAATTGTGTTTACCACGCCGCGTAGCTCGTTGATTTCGTCCCTCATTGAGCTGCCGGAATTCGGCTTGAGCTCGTATAGGAAATGCTTTACTAACCAGCGCACCGAGCCAATAAATGAACCAATAACGGTCAGAGCAACAGCTACAACAGCCGCCCAGTCTTGGGGGCTCATTTGCTGCCGCGCCCATATTCCGCTTCTGTCTTGTCTGCCCACTTAGCTAGTGGCGCAGCTAAAGCTCCAATAAGAACTGCATACTCAGGCTTCATATCTGTAAGCAAAGCAATACCCATTGTAATACCTGATGCAAGTAAAGCTCTCAAATAAGATTTAATTGCAGCAATGTCTTTAGGTGATAACTTAAATGGGTTAGTCATTATTAGCTCCTAGCATAGGGATTATGTGAAAAGACCGCGTATCCATGTCAGCACTCTTTTTAAAAGAGAAATGTGCGTGGTGGTTATGCGGTGATGCTCCCTTGTAATTTCTCCACTTCCAGTTAAGGATGGGTGAACAGATTTTGCCTTGGTAAATGATGTAGGAAAATCTGCCGTCTCGCTTTGCCACTTGACGTAGCTGATTAACCAAGTCGGACATGGTTTCTGGGTTGTCGTCAAGTCTAGCTGTACAGTCAAAGGCACGTACCCAGCCTTGAGCATCTGGATTGTGGTCAGACTTAGA